GCATTAGATTATTTCAACACTTGTGGTAAGTGTCCGAGCATTAGCGACCTTATCAAAACAACAACCATGTTGGAAGATTTCGTAATCAACGGATATTCAAAGGAAATGATTTCCAAGTTTGAAAAATTGGATACATATATTAGCGAACAATACTAATATTTATATCAAATGAATTGACTGGCTGACTGGCAGTCAAATAACCAAGATACAAAAACAACCTGCTCCCATTTGGTTTGTTCCCCCATCTGAATAAAGGTGGGGGTTTTTTTCTTTTAGGTTGTGCCTATATTTATTGATATAAACAATTACAATTATGACTAAAGAGAAATGGTATTCAATTATTAGACACACCCTTACATTTGTAGGAGGTATGTTAGTTCTAAAAGGAACTTTAGATGAAAGTGTCGCAGACCAAATCATCGCTGGTGTTATGACCCTTATTGGTTTAGTATGGGGTCAGGTTGAAAAGAACTAAAAACTATGGAAGAGAAAAGAGGCAGAGGTCGTCCAAGATATACCTGTATGGAAGCACTAGTCCATAGAGGAAAGGTTCTGCCTACTTGGAAAGAAGACATATTGGCGTTGGGTAGTCGTGGAAAAAACAAACTACACTTCGCCAATTATCTTCACATTTCAAGGGATTTATTGTATAGAATTATGGATAGAGATGCCGATTTTGCTGGCACTATAAAGGAAGCACTACAACTATCGGAAATGTGGTGGGTCAATAAAGTAGGTGAAGCATACGAAGAAGATAAGTCCAATAAGTTCAACGCTCAACTATGGAAATACTATATGGCTAATGTGTATAGGGATAGTTGGAAGGGAGACGAGCAGTCCATAGATATTACAAGCAAAGGGGATAAAATCACACCCCCCGACAATTCCATAATTGTAGAAATAGTGAAACCAAAAGCAGATGAAAATACAAGCAACGGAACTATACCTGAAAATAAATGAAGCCAAAGAAAATAAACGATACATCTTTCTTCGTGGGTCAAGTAGAAGTGGTAAATCAATAGCCGCAGTTCAAACACTTATTGTTGAAGCACTAACCCGACCAGGTATTTCTATTACCATAGCCAGAGCTACACAAGTATCCATCAAGAACACCATTCTAATTGATTTCAAACAACAATTAGAAGCGATGGAGATATTCCACTTGGGGACACTAAATAAAGTGGATTTGACCTATACATTTCAGAATGGTTCAATCGTAAGGTTCATAGGACTTGATGATACGACTGGTAAATTGCGTGGTCTAAAATCCACGATTGCTATGGTAGATGAAATAAACACCATAGACAGAAACAGCTTCGTTCAATTAGACATCAGATGTGAAGATTACATTATCGGAGCATACAACCCTGAAGTTGATGAATACTGGTGGGGGTTTGACTATGAAAAGAAGGACAACGCAGAATTGATTATTTCAACATTCAGGGAGAACCCCTTTTTAGAAGATAGTATCCGACAATCTATAATGTCCCTAAAAGACACAGATTATGACCTGTATTTGATTTATGCTGAAGGAAAGATAGTTCCACCCCGTGAAAAGATTTTCGTTCAACCAGAGACATATTCTGAACCCCCCACACAAATCAAATCCACATACATCGGACTTGACTGGGGTTTTGGTTCTGACCCTTGTGGTGTGGTGAAAGTAATGCTGGCTGCTGATGGTAATGTTTATGTGGAAGAAGTCATTTACGAACAGGGACTAACAAATGCGGATTTGATATATTTATTGAAAGAATACGGAATAGACAGAGCAACTGAAATCGTAGCTGATAGTGCTGAACCCAAATCAATAGAAGAACTACGAAGAGCGGGGTTTAGAATTAGAGGTGTAAAAAAAGGTGAAGGTTCTGTGTTGTTTGGTATTCAGAAAATTAGAACATATAAGATATTTGTAAAAGAGACATCTGAAAACTTACAAGCAGAGTTCAGAAATTACAAATTCAAAAGAGACAGAAGTGGTCGTCTAACAAATGTGCCAGAAGGTCAAGACCACTTATTAGATGCTCTACGATATGTGATGATGGAATTTATGGATAAACCAAAAGTAAAATACAGCTTTATATGAAACTAGTAATCGGTGAAAAAGAATACCAAATCAACCCCCTAACTTTACAGGACTACAATTTTTACACAAGTAGTGAAGGTTCAAAAATAAAGGACATAGACCTAATCGTTAGATTTACCAACGCACCCAAGAAAGAATTGATGAAACAACCATTTCACAAAATCAATTTTATTGCGTCCATGATTAGAAGTAGCTGGGGGGCTGATGATGATACTGGAACATTAGATTTGGTTTATACACATAATGGTAAAAAATATGGATTGATAAAGCCGTCAGAATTGACCTTTGAAGAATGGATAAACTTGGAAGTGTTTATGGGACAATCCCCCTTGAACTTACCACTTCTAGCAACACATCTTTACAAACCACTAAAGTCAGATAAGGTGGGTGATGATAGGGAATTGATAGATTATGACTTGGCTGAATGTGAAAGTCGCTATAACGAATTTCTTTCATTCCCCATGCCAGTATTCACATCAAGCCTTTTTTTTTAGCAACTTTCGCGCAGAAATATACGGAAAATTTGTTAGGCTCTATGGAGAACAACCTGAAGAAACAGAAACTGATAAACGAGGCGAAGAAACTACAAAAGAAGAAATTTTACAAACCATAGTAGATTTCTACTATAATTCTTTGATGTTGGCTTGTAATGATAATCTACTAAATCAAGGGGAAGTTCTGAAACTAAACTTATATCAGGTGTTGTCGTATTTATCATATAGATTAGATAAAGCTGATAGGGAAAACCAAAAATACAAAAACGCTATAAAATGAATATAAAAACACTTATAGATTATTTTAGAAATTTTACAGAACAACACCCCATTCTTCGCACTTTCAGTTGGGGTAATCTGTCTGATTATTCAAGGGAAGATTATATTACACAATACCCCGCCTTACATATCGTGCCACTTCCAGCTACTTTGGGGAACACATCAACAGATATGACCTTTTCAGTTCTTATCTACGACTTATTGAATGAATATGTGGGAGACCCCATCAATTCAAATCAGTTGGATAGTATGGCTTTATGCCAAGACATTCTGAATGACTTTGTAAATGAGTTCATCAATCAGCTTACCGACTATGGATATTATCTTCAAATGCCGATTACATTTAGTCCGTTTGTTGATAGGTTCGCAGAAAGTGTTTGTGGTGTTGAAGCACAGATTGTTATTACGATGGAACAAACATCGTGTATCCCTGCTTCTATTGTCCCCGTCCCAATAAATCCAAATGCTGTAAGCGGGCTGTTTGCTTGGTATGACTTACAAGACGCAGATACAATTACGCTAGGCCCATTAGGTTCTGAACTCGCACAATTATTAGATAAATCAGGTAATGATTATACACTTACATTACCACCAGGTCATGCGTATCCGACTTATTGGAAAGTTCCATCTGGTAATTTATCACCTTTTTATGCGATGGGAGATAGTAATATGACGGGACTACAACATAACCTATCATCACCAGTAACATTCCCTAATGGATTTACGATGTTCGTGGTAAGTGATATTGGTAATGATAGTATCAGACCAGTATTTACCATTTCAAGTGGAACTACATTTTCTACTATAAATAATATGCGTGATAATTCAATTACAAATTGGGTGGCGGGTTATTCAAGATTTATCGCAGGACAAGATTATCAAGTCCAAATATCAGGAGCACTTATTAGCACAACAGAAAATGCTGGTATTATAGGTGGAAGACAAGTTCAAAATACAAATGATATGTCTATAGATTTTTATGGTGTGAATACACATCAATCCACATACGCAGCATCAATATCTACATTATCAACAACTTATGATTATATCACATTAGGTGATTTCTTACCAGGAATTACTATAGGTGATTTGAATATCTGTGAAGCTATTATTTACGATAGACCCCTTACAGATGATGAATATAACGGAGTAGTAAAATACTTGAAAGATAAATACAGACAACCTTACTGGCTATAATGGAAGAATTTTTGGATTTGTTAGGTAAGGCTATAGTCAAGATTGTAAGAGCTGAAATGCTTACCCCCCGTATGCGATATTCAAAGAGGGGGAACATTCCAAAGGGGATTTACAACTTTAGCGCATCAGGTGATTTATTGCGTAGTGTGTCTTATGTTGTTATGGACGAAGAGATACTAATTCTAATGGAAGATTATGGGGTTCAATATGTATTTTCTGACTTGGCTGCTGCTACTGGCGGTGAAGGTGGTTCATGGCCTGGCGGTGGTAAGTATTACCCTGATAGAAGACCACCAGGAGCTAGGGGCAAATATTCCCCATTATTAGAGAAATTGGAAAAATGGGTAAATGATAAATTACAGATAAGGGGAGCACAAGCCAAATCCATCGCATTTGCCGTTAGAACAAATTTATTCAAAGCGGGATATAAGGGATTACCATTATTCACACAAGAGGTGAATGATTTGATTGCCGCAGAGATGGATAAACTTTTACAAGACGACAGATTTGCTGAAACGATTGTAAGACAAGAAATATTAGATAAACTTGAATACCTACGAGTATTAGGAAAAGAGGAATATAATTTAGCAATTGGACTATGATAAGTTTTTTAGCACAACCAAACACTATTGAGCCAGTTTATTCAAACTTGGTATTTCAGTTTAGCTCAACGGGAGCTACTGACCCCACAAAATACAAATACAGATATGTTGTTGATGTCTATGTTTCAGAAGGTTCTGATGAAATTGACGGACAAATCGCACAACTAAAAATCACCCCATCTTCTGATGGTTGGGGACAAGTAGATATTTCCCCTATCTTGAAGAACTACACACATTCAAAACCTGTGAATGCTGGTTGTAGTGGAAATACAACACCATTACATACTTCAGCTTGGGGTTATTTGGATAAAAACATGTTGGTATATTCAATCAAAGTGGGTGAGGAATATGCTACTACCGCTAATGGAACAATCTTCGTCTATAACGGATATGGTGAGATTGGAGAACCTGATGTAAGAAGTGATGTGGGATACGCTTACAACGGAGTAAAAGAATGGTTCAACGGAAAACAATATGACTTTAGCCCTTATTACCTAACGGGTTCAACATCATTCAATAGTGGTGTTTCAAGATTTATGACTAATTCCCCCCGTTCAAGATGGATTAGAGTTGGGGATTATTCTACGCTGGCTGGCTTGAACTGGTTTGATACAACGGAAGATTTGGATAGTCGCCAAATTTATTCTGCGTTATTCACATTCTATGATGCCACAAATGCTCTAATCACAACTGAAAGAACCTATAATGTTTATGACCTATGTGGAACAAGACCTAATTGTTCTTATTACGACCATTACTGGGATACACCTACAAATTGGTCGGAACAACAGGTAGTTTATTTGGGGGTGGGGACACCTAATATGGAAGAACATGGATTTACATTACCAGTAGGGACTTCATATTACAAAGTAGAATTGGAAGGGACATTATCACAGCCCACACCGCCAGACCCAAGTATAGATATTTTTAGTGGTTGTTCGTGCTACAACTATGATGTTGAAAATACATCATTAGAAGCTCAAATCACTATTGGTTATTTGGATTGTTTTGGAAACGACCAAGTAATCGTAGCAAATCCAGAAGCTATTGCTAATTTCTGTGCGTGCCAGAACACCATATCAATCACAGGTTCAACTTATGTAATCACACAATATAACGATTGTGATTATTGTAATTGTAGAACATACAAGATACAGAATAGCGACCCTGATTATACTTACAATTATTCAGGTTATTCTTGTAGTGGTGGAACTATTACTGGTTCAGTTCCCCCTGATGATTTAGTTTCAATTTGTGCGTGTGAAGGGTCAGTAGCAGCTACGACAGGTAGTTTGATTATTACTGATATGTCTGCGTGTCCTGTTCCGTTTAGTGCGGATTGTAGGACATTTGGTGTATCACATACGGGTTCAACGACACAGGAAATAACCTATACGGGTTGTTGTGGAACAGAGCAGACAACAGCAGTTCCGCCAGCGGTAAGTGCGTTTATTATTGCGAATTATCCATTCCCAAGTGTAGCTGGCTGGACGGCAGTTGATTTAGGTTCAACAACTTATACTTGTCCGCCAGACCCAGTCCCACCAAGTCCAACCACATTTGGAACGGGTGATAATATCATCGCACAGAATTTGTGTGATTTGACCTATATGTATTTCAGTTATACAGGTGATACATTAGAGGTTGGTAAATTCATCAACTACGAAAATACAGCTTATGAAATCGTAAATGTCGGTGGAGGGGGATTTGTTCCATTATACTACCCTTATGTATTTGATACTGAAGAAGACGCATTAGCGGCTTTCCCTTGTCCTACAACAACAACTGGTTTGTGTTTAGATACGACAATTATTTCAGAACCATTCTTCTTCTACTTGGACGGGAATTGTTCTGCTGGCGATAGGGTGATTTACTTTATGAATAAGATGGGAACTTGGGACAGCTACAATTTCAGAGCGAAGGAAGATGTGGGTTATGGTATTCAAAGGGAAGAATACAAACAAGCTCCCCCACTTTATTCTGAAGGTTGGTCTAACGACAGCTATTATGGTTGGAATGAAAGACGAAAGGTATGGTCGCAGTTGGTAAATAAGTCAGGTATTCTTTATACGGACTATATGCCACAATCAGAAATGATTTGGTTGAGTGAGGAATTATTCCAATCCCCATCGGTTTATTTGGTGGGTGATAATGGAGTATTAGAACCAATTACTTTGACGAACACAGAGGTTGTTGTTCCTAACTATCAAGTAAATTCTAGCAAATACCAAATCAATATTGAATATAAATCTGGATATGATACAATAAGACAAAATCACGAATAAGGTTATGGTAGAATTATGGCTACAATCCAATATTACTGATGAATGGATTTCAATAGATATAAGTGGGGATTTGGCAATTTCAATTACCAAGTCCTTTGACGAGATTGAAGATTTTTCAACAATCAAATCAAGTTATTCAAAAACATTTGAAGTCCCCCAAACATCAACGAACAACAAATTCTTTAGAAGTTGTTTTATGGTAAATTCATCAAACTTCGCAGATGCGGTGGTGGTGAATGCTGTGGTAAAGTATGGAGGGGCTGATGTCTTTGTCGGGCAGCTTCGTCTAAACAAAATCAACAACAGGGAAATTGGTGGAACTTATGAAGTGTTCTTGACCCAATCATTACCCGATTTATCACAGACCTTACAGAATATCCGTTTGGTAAATTTAGATGTATCTGAACTTACACACGAATTGACTTACGATAATGTGGTTTCAACATGGTCTTATTCAGGGGGTTCGTATGATAGTTATTCTGGCTTGACTGGCAGGCTGTTATATCCATTAGCTCACTACGGATATGATAGTGAATTTTATTATGGTGAATTTTTACCAGGTTCAAGTGGATTTACCAATTCAGGACATGCTCTATCCCCCACCCAATTTGCTCCGTGGCTGAATGTGAAGTATCTATTGGATAAATCATTTTCTGCGTCCAATTTCACATACACATCAGAATTTCTAAATTCAGATTATTTCACCAGTTTATTTGTATTATCAAAAGCTAATGATTTGATGGGGGCAAAAAAATCATCAGATGTTAGTGATAATGCGAATGTCTTTTTGGTTGAAAATAATACAACATTTTTGGATAAAGGCTGGAACCCTGACCGATACAATTTCAACACAAATTACTACGATGGATTTATCTTTACAGATGAACTGAATGACCCCTTGAATATCTTTAGTCCATCTATCAACAACACACCAAGTGGTAGGGGACATTTCTTCACACCAGCGGTGACTGGCACTTACAAGTTCAAGGTAAGTTTTTCAGCATTCTTGTCTAATGCTTTCTTACCGACTTATTTGAATATTGCCATCAAAGATGTTGATGATGGAACAATTTATCAACAGAAACAGGGGTTAGTAATTTTCAACACAACCACACCAACTGACTATACGGATTTGTATATGAATGCTGTATTGCCAGCTGGTCGTAGGGTGGCTCTGTATTATGCCGTTCAGAATACGGGTGGAGACCCCTATTCAGACATTTATTTCACATATCAAAAGTGGGAGTTATGGACTTCCCCTATTATTAGTTTGACGGACAACATTTTATTACAACAACAACTACCCGCAGAAACAACCTGTTTGGATTATTTTAGGGGTATTGTAAATCATTTCAATTTGGTTGTAATACCTGATGGTGATAGAAACTTTTTGATTGAGCCTTGGGACAATTTCTTTGCGTCTGGAAGGACTTTGGACTGGTCTATGAAGTTAGACCTATCCGAGACCACAACGATTGAACCTACGAACAATTTGAAGAGGGAGTATATTTTGGAATATAAATCAACAGGGGATAAATTGTCTGATTTGAATATTCAAAATAACAACCAAGTATTCGGCACTTATCGTTATGTGGATAGACAACCATTCCACGCAGGGACTTATACACAAACCAGTATATTCGCACCACTTCCAATTTCAACATTTGACGATGCTACGGAAAGTAATATTCTTATCCCCCATCTTTACGATTGGAAGGCACCAACATCTGATAGTCCCGAGCAATTTACACCTGTTGCTTCTGACTTACGATTGGGGTGGTATAACGGATTGTTGGACGCAACCATCACAGGTTCAAGTGTGAATTGGTATATGTTGAGTGGAGCAACAGCTATAGCTCATTCAACCTATCCAGCTATTTCACATTTGAGTTCTTATGAATATAGCCAATCAACCTTTAGTGATTTGAACTATAAAAACCAATATGACTTCTGGCAAAGATGGAACGACACTTATGTAGGTTATACATCACATGATGTCTATAATGATTTTTGGTCTGGTAGGCTGACTACCTTATATGAAGCCGACACTAAATTCTTTACGGGTATGTTTTTCCTTACCCCTGAAGATGTGAATAACATAAACTATAACGATAAAGTATATTTCCAAGATGCTTATTGGCGTTTATATGAAATGACTGATGCGGATATTACAAGTGAAAGTATGGTTGAGTGTAAATTCTTGAAAATTCCTTATGATTTACCAGAAAAAACTTACATCAGCCCAACATTCCAACAATCAGAACCATCACCTGACCCCACCCCGACTGGAAGCACATATCTAAACGCTGTATTTGTAGATGTGAATATTTTGAATATGTGTAATGAAACGGCAACCATTCAAAACTATTATTCAAACTGCTCGGTGATTTCTGATGGGTGTTCTGTCTTCACAGATACGACAGCGACGACCCCTGTTGAAGAAGGAACTTTGTTGAAGCCCGTAGGTCAGACAACTATTTATCAAACACAAGAGAACGGATTACTTGTATCAATTCAAGAATGCTAAAATATTATGGCTAAAGAAGTAGGAATAAAAATCAATATTACATCAACGGGTGGTGAAAAGGTAATTACCAATTTATCTGAATTGGAAGCTGAATTACAGAGCTTACAAAACACCCTAAAAACACAGACATTCGGCTCAAAGGAATTTGAAGAAACGGCTAAAAATATTCAAACACTAAAAAGTAGAATTGAAGATGTTGATAAAGCAACAGAAGGTTTGGGGGTTGAAAAACGATTATCAGCCATCAACGCAACGACTGGTCTATTGACTGGTTCATTCCAAGCATTATCGGGTGTAATCGGAACAATTACTTCAGATGAAGAAACCTTGGCACAAGTTCAACGAGCAGAAGCTCAAGCGTTGAATGTATTGAATATTGCTTTGGGTGTTCGTGCTGTTTCAGAAGGTATATTGGAAAGTAGAATATTCCGTAGGGAGCTGGCTGAAAAGGCTGCGACCGCATCATCTAAAGCTTTTATCGCAACGGCTAAATTAGTTTCAGCTGGTCTAAAATCTATTGGTATAAATGCTGGTGTTGCTTCAACGGGTGTTAGGGTTCTTACCGCATCTTTGACCGCTCTTGGTATTCCCCTATTGATTGCGGGTCTTACAGCTTTGGTTGATGTGTTGATGGATACTAATGATGAATTGGAAAGTAAGGCACCACAGACAGCCGCAGGGTATTATGATGAATTGAACCAATCCATTCAAGCTTTGGAAGAAACAAACCAAATCCGTTTAGAAAACGCAAAATCTTTAGGTGATACTGATATTCAATTAGCCGAACAAGAATTACAAGACAAAAAGGACATCTATGCTGAATTGAAAAAAGAATACGATGATTTGTGGAGCACTTATAGTTTCTTGTTAGGGGAAGCAGCTAGAAATGAAGACAACTGGGCTTCTAATTCAAAAACCAACTATCTAAATCAAGCTGAAGCAGTAAAACAAAATATAGATAAAATCGTAAAAGATTTATCAAGATATGGTATTGCTATTCGTAATACTGAAAAGAAGATTACTGACCTAACTAAAGCAGAACAAGATAAAAGGGACGCTGATGCTAAAGCGGCTTATGATAGAGCTATTGCCCGCCAAGTAAAAAACATTCAAGATAGGTTGAAATTACAACAACAATTTTTAGATGATATTAGAACAATCGCTCAAGGTGAATTTGAAGTAAGTGCTGATGTATTGACTAGAGTAGAAGAGCTTATCACACGACAAAAAGAATTATTAGATAAAAGAACAGAGTTCTTCAAGTCAGATGCTGAAAGGCTGGCTGAAGAAACTGCTGCTTTGGTTTATGAAGTTATACCATCAGAAGAAGATGCTAGATTATTAGGGGACGCTTACCTGAAGATTTTTACAGCGGTTAGTAGTCAAATAGCAAACGGAACTGAAGAAGTAATCAAAAGTATTTTTGGTGATACACGATTGACTATTGACGAATTGGTTAGAATAGCGAATGTGGCAATAACTGAATTGAATGAAGAATTAGGTGATGAACTAACTGCTGACGCTTTGATTGACCCCGCAACAATAGACCTTACAGAAGAAGCAACCCGTTCATTATTGGGATATTTCAATACCACACAAAGATTGGCACAATACTTACAATCATCAGAATTGAAAGATATTTTCAAAAATGTATTCAATCCCGAGCAAGCACGAAAAGCGTTGAAAACCATTACTGACGCAGCTGAAGAATTGATAAAAGACCCCACCTTATTAGAAGGGGAATTGGAAAATAGATTGAAAACTTTGGTTGAAACCCAACTGAAAGCTGTTGGTATTTCCAAACAAGTTGTAAAAGGTAATGATACACAGAAAGCGGCTGCTGAAGGGTATAACGAACAATTAGAATTTTTGACTGAAACTTTGATAAAGTATGGTGTATCACAAGCAACCACATTAGTAGAAAGTCAGAAGGTAGGGGAAGAATTATTGAATTTGAAAATCCAAAGCGACAATTATGCTGATGCTTTAGAAAGAATTGTTGATAAGGGGCAAAAGACCCAAAGCACAATTGCTTTGACTACAGAAGAAATTGATAAATTGTCTGAAAG